GAAAAAATCTATCTTTTGAATTGAAAGTGGAGTACCATCAATATCAGATTCAAAACCAATCTGAAGTACAGTACCAGAACCTGATGCTTGGATGTTAGCAATATCTAACGCAATACCATTCGTGTATGTTGCAATGTTGTATTCTGCTATTCCATACTCATATACTTCTACTCGCTGTAGTGTAATACCACGTGAGAAATAGTTACGAGTATAGTCATAACCCCACTTAATAGCGATAGGTTGGTTAGAACCACCAATAGCAACTACGTTAATCTTTTTAAGAATCTTTACACTAGCTGGTTGGTCAAAGTCAAAGTAGTTTGTAAAGTAAGACATACGATATTTAGCACCATCGTCTTCATACAAATCATATTTACCGATATAACCAGGCTTACCAATATATAATTGTCTGTCTTGTGTTACACAAAATGCTGTTGGAGTAATCTGTTTCCAGATAGTTGTTCTTGCTGCTCCGTTCTCTAACGAACCTCTTGTATCAAAACAATACGTAAAGCCAGTAGAAGGAAGAGACAACAAATAAAAAGCATCTGTTGGGAAGTAAACAGCTTTAATATTCTTTAATGTTTCAGATGATACGTTAGCAAGTAAATCATCACGTACATTCTTTGAGATATCTCTGAATGGAACTGACTTCTCTTGAATAACACGCTGTAATGACTGTACACCAGTTGAAGACAAAAACATTAAATCAGTACCAATAGACGCTACTGAATCTCTAGCAACACAACCAATACCTGTAATTACATCTTGTAGTGTTAGTCCTGATGGGTCTGTAGCACCTGTGTAAATAACAATGTGTTTACTACAGAAGATAATCAAGAAACCATTATGAGAAGCTAGTGCTACGATAGGGTCATTGTTAGGAACAACCTCACCAATGTTTAAGTAACCAGCTGTACCTGTTTTCCATTCTGTTGGGTCAAGCAAGTCACTGAAGTATACTGTTTGTTTGTCGTTAGCAATGTCTGCCACCCATGTACGACCAAAAGCTGTCATCACACAGTTAGGAGTAAAGTCTGTTACTGTATATCCTTCAGGAAGGTCAGCAACATCACCTAGTCTTTGAAAACCATAAGCACCAGTGTGAGCATGAGCTGTAGCACCTAGTTTATGATAGACAAGAACTGGATGTCCTTCCTGCACCAAGATAGCATGAGCAGAAGGAGTGGCACCTGTATCATAAGGCATTCCGCTAATCTGCCAGTTATCGTCAGTAATGCTATAGGTCAGGTTAGCACTATCAGTACTGTTACGAACCACAGCTTCTGTGAGTGTTGTAGTGCCAGTGTATATCTTATTGTTAGCAGCACTAAGAACAGTTAAGCCATCATCTCTAACTAACTCATAAATAGCTCTGAATGCACCTGTGCTAGCAGCAGTAGTGTTAACCTTGGTCCAGCCTTTACGAGCACCAATACGACCATACTTGTCAATAACACAATTGTTAGCTTCTAAAGCAAAACCACTGGATAACTGAATAGAGCTATCCTGTGTATTTAGTCCATAGAATCCAGGTGCTGCAATAGAACCTGTTAGTAGTTGTTCTGCCATTAAGCTGAGTACCACATATATTCTTATTGATAGTGACCTGCCTCAATAGAGATATGGTCAGTCAAGGATTGTTTATAAAGAGCATACGCTTCGTTAGATGCAAGACCACCATCTTCACCTCGTTCAGCAATAGCTTTAGCATATGCTAACAGAATCACTGGTTCATCAGGAACTTTAAGAACAGTAGCATCAGAGGTTAAACGTGTCTGTGGGATAATCATGTTAAACCGTAGGTTATAGACACCATCTGGTTTAGGATACACGTCTACCTGAGTATCGCCACTATTGTTAACACCGTTAAAGTTATACCACAAAGGACTACCTTTTTGCACAGTGCTAGGGATAAGGAATAACTCATCCATATCTAACCCTGTCTTGTAGCCCATTATTTCATTAGACGTATCATTGATAACGTTCAGGATGCGAAAACGAGTACCACTGCCTACTAAAACATAGTTAAAGACATCATCTCCAGTTACTGCTGTAAGAGTGTCTGTTAATGCATTCCAGTTATAGGCATCTTCTACTGTACGTTTAGCATCATTGACAAAAGTACCTATTAACTTAGAATAGGAGTTGTCAGAGACAGACGAAACAGTGCCCTCTCTGAGTCTAATTAGTACATCGTTAACAAGTTCTATGTATGTCATAATATTTTATTTGTGTTAGTGTTATTGTTAACATGCTATATAAGTACTATTATAGCATACTTTTACTGTTTTGTCAAGCTTTATTTTTACATGGTTAATCGGTTTTATTCCGACTAAGTGTGTATTATACTACACTATTTCTATGGTACAGGCTTTAGCCTTATCCAGCATAGGCATTAAAACACCCATAGCGACCTTAGAAGAGCCAATCCAGTCAGACTTACCATCCCATGTCATCCCAACGAGTAGGCAGCCCTCAGTGTTCTTGGAAGAGTTACCAGAGTGTATTCGTATGCCTGTAAACCCAGGGACATTAGCGAGTAAAGGTAGTCTAGTTTGAAATCTGTTGGAAAAAGTAATGGATACATCGTAAGTTCCTTTAGGAATAGCTGTTTGATTCTGCACTTTCCATACTTTTACGTCTTGTCCTTCGCCTTCACGCACCTTATCTTCAAGGGTATAGCATATAGGGTTTTCACCTAGTTCTGTAACCTGATAAAGCTGTCCTACAGTAAAGGTATCACCAAAGTGTATTCTCTTTAGCAATAACTTCATTTAAGTCCTTTAACCTTTTCATAGGTACGTAGTCCACCAATACCCAGCAAGCCACCTAAAACAGTCATTAGAGTTGTCATGTCAAAAGGAATAGCTAAAGCTTGATGACCTAAAGCAACCATAATCTTATCAACAATAGGGAAGATTACAAAATGTAGCATGAAAGATACGCTACAAGTCCACCCAATAGAAGGTCTCCATCCAGACTTAAAGATGTTATCTGATTTAGCTTCTTCTTCGTTAACCTTAATCTGTGCTAACGCTAGTTGAAAGTCTTGGTCCTGAGCTGCCTTTAGTAATTCTGCCTGTGCCTTTTCTCTAGCATCTTTATCAGGAATAACCTTGTCAAGAAGCTTTGCACCTATTTCAAGAATAGCTAAAGGAATCACCACTTAACCTTATCTGCCCAGTAAGCAGCAGACATCTTACCTTTAGCAATGTTCTTAGCATGTCTGTCTTTGAAAGCTTTGTTTCTAGCAGAGCCATCAGGACTACCAGATACACCTTGTTGACCAAAACGAATAGTCTTTACTTGGTCTCCAGATTTAGCTACAACTACGTGCGACTTAGTTGGATGACCTGGTGTCTTCTTAGGCTTGTTATAGCCAGCAACACCTGCGTTAGCAAGTCTAGAGTCTTTCTTCATTTCTTCTTTGCTGTCTTAGCAGCATCCTTAAAATCTTTAGCAGTAGGAGCACCTTTACTACCTACTTTACGCATCTTCTCACCAGAGCCAGCCTTGATACGAGCTTTCTTGGCTGCGATGTTAGCATATAAACCATTCTTCATTATCTACCTCTACCAGTCTTTTTTATGTTAGTAGCAGTACGCCCACCACGCATTGGTAGTGACTTACCAGCCTTAGACAAAGCGATAGCTACTGCTTGTTTTTGCGGTCTACCTTCTTTAACCATCATACTAATGTTAGAAGATACTGTCTTGTCTGATTTACCTTTTTTAAGTGACATAATTATGACCCATTCTGATAAGCTGTGTTTTGTAGGATTTCTACAGTAAATATCACTGAGAAAGATGAAGATGATTCTGGTGTTACTCTTAACTCGTCATACTCGTCCATTACCATGCGACCTTGGTTGAACATTAGATAGCTACCTGCACCGACTGAATGTCCTCCAACAATAGTTACTGAAGTATTAGTACTGTGGTCGTACCAAGAAGCAGTGACTGACTTAGAGCTACCGCCATAGTTAGATAACATTAACAAAGTAGCAATAGCTTTACAGCCTTTAGGGACTGTATAGACTGTGTTACTTGAACCTGCAGTGAGGTTCTTTCCTACTGTAAGTTCTCTCATTTAACTGTCCAATGACTTGTTATGTAAGTGATGATACCGCCAACTCCAGAAGCAATGACCATGCCCATCCAGAAGCCACCTTTAGATTTATTAGCTAACTCTAGCAGTTCTTCCATACCAGCTTCTAGCTTGTCTATCTTCTTTTCCATTGCCTCTACCTGAGCAACTAGCTTACCGTACTTGTATAAGTCTACTCCGCCTTGGTCGTTCATTACTCAGTCTCCGCTGGTTCTGGTGTGTTGCCTTCGCTAACCCACTCTAAATAGGCTTGGTAATCTCTGTTCAATGGGTTTAAAGGAATAGACGTTCTAGTATCAATCAAATAAACACCAGACAGTTCACCAGTAATTGGATTTTTAATTAATTTATACATTATAGTTCCGCATTTATTTCCATAGTTGATTTTCCACCACTGCCTTTTGTTTGTAAAAATGCAGGATAACCATGAGGTATACTATGATTAGATGTTGTTGTCAAATCAAATTCCAAGTATATTCCTCT